TTTCCGTATAATACTCTAACTGGATAGTATGTACCAGCTGTTAATTGTATATTGCCACTTGTAACTGTGCCAGTATTAAATGTTGCAAACACATTGGCATTGCCAGTAGTATATCCACTAACGGCATTGTTACCAATCCAAAAATAACTGCCGTCATCAGATGCTAGTCTAAAATTATAAATCCCAGTTGTTGGAGCTAAGAAATATCCTACCCACTGGTAACTTATGTTGTTAGCGATTGATGGATAGTTAACTGCGTTAGTGGCGCCTTCAGCTGTGGGTGCAGTCATGTAATTTGCGTTTTCGTTATGATAACCCAATTGATATGATTGGTATAATCCAGCAACTGGGTATATGGTTCCTCTTATTTGAATCCAATCAATTCTAAAATCATCGGCGGCAGTAGTTCCAAAATCAAATCTAATACCTGTAATGGTATTATTGGTCCAGTCAGCGCCGCCAGCTGTTAAATTTCTATTATCAATAATCATGTACTGGTAGTCAACACCGTTCCATGTTGGTTGAGTGTAAACGTTTCTAAATGAACCAGATTCACCATGACCACCTGTTTGATAATAGAATGTACCGTCCCAACCCGTACCGCCAGTTCTTAAAAGATTAACTTCAACGTAAGGATATCGAGATCCTGCTAATGATAATCCAGTTCTACTGATGTATGGATCAGCGGCAGTAGCATTTAATGTTGAATAATTAGATGTTACCGAAGCAGTTAATGTTGCGTTAATTGCTGAAAAAGATTGGTTAGTTGCACCAAAATCATATAGTATTGGTGGCCCAGCAGTTGTAACTCCAACTGGCACAATAGCATTACTCTTTCCATAACCATCAGCGGCTAATCGTATGGCTCCTGCACCAACTCCATATAGAGTTCTAACAGATGCTTGACCTAAAGATATTTGTGTAGTGCCAGTAAGTCCTAGCTCTACGTTAATATCACTGAAGTCTATTTGTCCGTTTGCTGGTAATGGCATGTTAACCTAACTTCTTTTTAATTTCATCAACTTGATCAGCTAGCTCATTTATTGCTTGAATAATTAAACCAGCCATTTTTTCATACTTGACTGCTTTATGTCCGTCTGGACGTGTAGCAACTACTTCTGGTAGTACTACTTCAACATCTTGTGCAATCACACCAGTGTCGTGTTTACGTACAAAGTAATCATCTTCTCCCCCACGACGTTCAATTTCTTCATCGGTCCAGTCAAACATAACACCAGTAATTTGTCTTAGTTTTACTAATGCGTTTTCAATTGGTTGAATGTTTTCTTTTAAAGTTCTATCTGAAGCGTAGTATGCAGTAATATCGTTTGTAGCTCGTATTTCACCAGTTGTGCCAGATGCGGCTGTACCTACACCCAAAGCTGAATATTGCGGATATGCATCTCCAGTCAATGATGCAGTTGCACTTTCTGACAATCGTAATCGCATGCCATTACAGAAATTAAATGTATTGTCATCCCCATTACGTATACACAACTGCACCCAGTTATGTGGAACTTCTAGAGCCGATGTATATGAAGCAATTCTAAAGTTAGCTGCCAAACTAGTAGCCGCACTACCTGTAGGAAGAATATAATATAGTGCGTCCCATGCGCCCATAGTAATACCTGCCGCAGTTGCAGTTACGTTTGCGTGTCCGCCAACACCAGTAATTGTTCCGCTAGTTGGGCAAGTGATATCAAAGTATCCGCTGGTTGAGAATGTGGCACCAAATCCATTGGATATAACAATGAATCTGCTTGCCCATAGTACTGATCCACTACCATTAACAGTGATTAACCCGCCACCAGTGATGTTAAATCCTGACTTAATACTTGCAGAATATGTAGCTTGTGCAATACTATTGTATGTTGTGGCATTAGTAGCTGTGCCACTTAATGCTCCTGATACTGTGCCAACAACTAGTGTGTTAGTACTTGGGTTGTATGTAAATTCTGCCGCACTATCTTGCAATAGTCCATAGTTACCAGTAGTTGACACAGTTGTGTTTGCAAACGGAACTTTGAAAGCACTGGCAGTAGATGAAGCAGTTAACGCAACGTTGGTTGCGTTGGTCGCAGTAGTAGCTGTAGAAGAAGTAACTCCAGTTAAGTTTGCACCATTACCATAGAATGCACTAGCGTAAATGTTACCAGTTACGCCCATACCGCCAGTAACACGTACTGTACCTGTGCTAGTACTTGTTGCGGCACTGTTTTGTGTAAACGAAATTGTACCAGACACGGTCAATGCGTTGCCCATATTTACAGCACCACCTACACCTAAACCACCTGTAATAGTTACAGCTCCGTTATTGGTCGCAGTACTAGCAGTATTACTTGTAAAGTTAGTGATACCTGCAACGTTACCGCCAGCAAAAGTTTGAGCAACCACCCCAGTTAAGTTTGCACCACTACCATAAAATCCAGTAGCATACACATCACCAGCAACACCAACTCCGCCAGAAACTATCAAAGCACCTGTGCTAGTTGAACTGCTAGCAGACGAATTAGTGATGCTTATTGCACCACCGTGAGTCAATGCACCAGTACTTGCCCACTGTGCTCTTATGTTTCCCTGTCCATCAGCAATAATAATATTATTGCTGGATGTGGCAATATTTGTGCCGTCATACATACCTAAAATCAAGTTGTTATTACCAGTAGTAATTGCACTGCCTGAGCCACTTCCAATTGTGGTATTTTGAATACCAGTCACATTTAATAAACTATTGTAACCTATACTTGTGTTGTGATCACCAGTTGCACCAACTGATTGTGAAAATGTACCAACCGCAACGTTAGTTGACCCTTCATTAACTTTGAGAACATCAGTACCAATAGCAACGTTTGAGCCGCCACCTGTTTTAGCACCCATGGCATTGTAGCCAACAGACACGTTATTATTAGTGGTAGTAAGTTGACCTTGGGTACTATAACCAATGGCAATGTTATTTTGTCCACCAACGTTTGAACCTAATGGTGCATTAACCCCTGTTCCGCCACCAATGGCCACGTTAGTATCATAGTTTTGTCCACCAGCACCAAAGGCAACACCACCAGATTTAAATGTGCCACCAACGTTCAAGTTACCTTGAACACCCATACCACCAGTAACACGCACAGCACCTGTAGTAGTGCTAGTACTAGGAGTTACGTTATTAACAACAAGGGCGCCTGTAATTGTACCACCATTATAACTACCGCTGGCACTAGTCAATACTGGACTGCCAGCAACAAATATTGTTCCACCAAAGTAGCCATCGCCACCAACACCAATACCACCGCCTACAGTCAAAGCACCAGTTGTTGTACTAGTACTGGCTGTTACTGCCTGAATTTGAATAGCGTTTGGAACTGCACCACCTGCGAATTGGCTACTAGCCGCATCAACGTATGCTTTGTTGACAGCATCTGTAGTTTCAGTTGGGGTTGCCACGTTAACAATTTTACTACCGCTAACGTTAACTTCACCAGGCGCATCAATAATAAAATCACTACCACTAGTAAATTTAAGAGCACCTGTTGTGTCATCAAACAGTGTTTTAACTCTTAGTTTACCACTAACTATTAAATCATTACCAACAGTTATGTCATTGTAAACAGCTAGATTGTTACCAACTGTAGCATTGGACACTGTGGAAAATAATCCAGTAACTTGTGCATTTGTAGCAGTCAACTTGTTAGTTGCTGGATCCCATGTTAGATCAGATGATGTATCATCAACCACTGTGCCAGTGGCAGTATAGTAGGCTAATCTATTGGCAACACCAGAACTTACTGTTCCGCTAGCACTAAGATCAAGATCGCCTATCTCAGTGTCAACATAAGTTTTAACTGCTTTTTCTGTTGGTACTGCAAGGTCACTATTACCTGCCAATGTTCCATCAATACTAAATTCACTAACAGTTGCGCCCTGTGCAAATCCCAAACTAGTAATTGTAATACTGGCATTTAAACTACCAGTAACAGTTAAGTTTTGTGCAGTTAGCGTTCCTGTTGCATCATTCCAAGTTAAGGCAGCACTGGTTCCTGATGTAATACCTTGAGCGTTATAGTAAGCAACACGTCCAGGACTTCCTGTACCTAACGGCAAGTTGGTCAATTGACTACCGTCACCAATAAAACTTTGTGCAGTAATTGTACCACTGGCATTAATAGTTGCTGTGTTTATTCCTGGAGTGCTAACTGATCCTGCAGATAACGGACCAGTAACGGTAGCACTGGTAGAAGTAACTGATGAAAAAGTAGGACTGTTATTTGGTCTTAGATCCCAAGTGGTACCATTCCATTCCCAGGTTGTTGTACCAGAAGTGTATGTTTGATTTAGTGTTGGACTTAGTGGAAAATTAACTGGCATCTTATTCTCCTAAATCCGCAACATTTACCACATGCACTCTATTTTCTAAACAGCAGTTATACCCGCCATTAATGGAATGCTGTGATTCGTCCCACAACATTTGAAAGAAATCTTCTCTTTCAAATATTCTAGTCAATTGATCCATTTTAATTGCTGTATCAGTTACAGTATTAAATAATGTTAAATCGTATAAAGGATTGATAGTGCCATCTGATGCTTGACGTGTGCCGTTCTCAGTTATTGTATATTTCCATGTTCCTAATGTTTGCATTTTAATATCCTACCACGAAAGAGTTATTACCAGCACCACCAGTTCCCATTATTGAATAATGTTTTGTTGTTTGTGGTAAAATTTGAAATGTCTGGCTAGTTGTTGGAGTCATTGTTGCATTGGTACCACCCTGTAAAGTTAGCGTGGTATTTGAACCCGACACACTTGCTGTTACATACAGTTTAGTTTCTACACCAGGGATAACATTGGTTAATGTTATAGTTGCTGATGTGCTAGACAAATTGAAATAAAACGCTCTAGCTGTTCTACAATCAACAGTAGTGGTACCACTAGTATCAATTTCGTTAGCAGCCTCAATAAAGATGTTGCCAACCATTGCTGGATGTAGTGTACAAATATATTGATAACGTCCCACAGTGTCTCTAGGAATTTGCCAGTATAAAGTTCCACTTATTTTTCCTTGAGCACTTGCACCTGTTGATACAACGCCATCCCTAGTAATGTGAACTAGCCCTGTATTATAATTTGAACCAGCTTGATCTAATATTGCAAATGGGTGTGTCCCTTGCAAAGTGTTCAGGTTAAAACCAATTGTTTCGCCAGCTCTAAAATACAATGTTGGATTTTCTGTATTACCAGTAAAATTGGTAAATCTATAGCTCAATAAACTATTGTTGACCACATCCAATGATGTGGTTGCTGACAATAAAAATCTATCCAGTGTGAACGTTGGATAATTTTTCCAACCAGTACCGTCATAGTACAGCAATTGTCCCAAACTTAAATTATTACCTACACCGCCAATCACCACATCACTTAATTCGTCTAAGGTAGTTGCACCAGTTGTGCCAGTCAATGTTATAGTATCAGTAGTTGCGTTTGTGGTGATAGTGATACCACCTGCACCAACTAAGGTCAATGTGTCAGTAGTAGAATCAGCCACTACGCTGGTCTGTCCAGCAACTGCGATTGTTTCAAAACTGTTACTTGCGGCACCGCCAGCACCAGCATTGTCAGTTCCAGGAACCCATTGTGCTAGCGCACCGTTATATTTTAATACTTGTCCATCAGTTGGCGTAACTGATATTTGTACATCAGTCAAATCATCTAATGTTGTAGGCACCGTAGGTATTGTTGGCCCAGTAAAGGTAATAGTGTCAGTGGTTGCATTTGTGGTGATAGTAATACCACCTGCGCCAACAAACGTTAAATTGTCTGCTGGAATATCAGCAGTGACTGTGGGTTGTGCTTGTACAATAATGTTAGCAAACGTATTTTGTTGTGTAATTGTTTGCGTATTATTAATGGTTATAGTATCAGTGGCAGCATCTGTTATTAACGCTATATTTGTTCCAGCCACCAATGTTAATGTATCTGCACTAGAATCTGCAACTACGTTAGGTTGACCACTTATTGCAATAGTACTAAATGACGTAGCAACTCCAGCACCTGATAAACTTGCACTAATACTGATTGTATTAGCATCAACTCTAGTTAGACTAACGTTGGCTCCCTCTTCAAACAAAACGTTTTGAGTTGTATTATCACTGCCAGCTAGTCTTACATTAACACCGCCAACGGCTGGCTGTGTATTAAAAGTATATGTTGTTTGAGCAGGCACAGTGGCTGCAATAGTGATAGTATCAGCAGTTGAATTTGAAGTTAATGTTACGTTACTGCCAGCAACTAAGGTCAAAGTATCTGTTGGACTATCTGCAACAACGTTTGCTTGTCCTGCAATTGATATTGTTCTAAAACTGTCACTAGATGCACTTCCGCTCAAGTCGGGAGCATTAACCCACTGTGTTCCGTCATATTTTAAAACTTCACCATTTGTTGGTCCAGACACTGCAACATCTGATAAACTGATTAATCTTGGATTTACAAACTGTATGTTAGAACCCATGTTAAGATGGTTATAACACCAGTAGTATAATGTTGTTGGAAAATTATTTCCAACAGTTAACTCTACAGTTCTAGTAGTGGCTCCATTAAAGGCAGTGCCATTGTACACTCCTCTAGTTACGACCACGCCGTCTAACTTGTAGACCACATTGGTCACAAATGCTGTACCACCAGAACGTTCGCCGTTTAATTGATCTGCGCTAAAATTTAAATTGTGTGGGTTTGGAGTTGTACCATTAGCATTGGGAAAATATACGTTTGTGTCATCGCTTTGATCAAACACATAGGTATAGCCTCGTTGTAAAATCAGTGGTGACGGCTTGTACTCACCATTAATTCTATACTTGTTGCCAATATCAGGAGCTTGAGGAGGTACTATGGTAACAACAAAGGTTACTTTTGGTGTTAAGGTAGTATCAATAGCACTACTGCCTTGTAAATCAGCACTGTTAGTCCAAAAAGCACCATTCCACTTTAATACTTGTCCAACTGACGGACTGCCTACCACGCTAACATCAGTAAGCTGTGTTAGTGCTGTTGCTCCACCACCTCCACCAGCACCACCCCCTGCTTGCCCAAACTGTGGCATTGCAGGTTGTACCCATTGATTGCTGTCACCGTCATCTACATAGACATACAAAACACCAGTATTAGTATTAAACCACAAACTGCCGCTACGACTGTTTGATGGTGGAACTTGTGCTACTGCTACTCCAAGACCGCTCTTAGCGTTGGTCAAATCTGCTCGTAAAAGTGGAATTCCGCCCTTGATTAAGCCGTCGTAAAGCACCAATGTTTTTTGATCTGCATCGTAGTACAGATCCCCATTGTTGAATCTACTGTCTAAAAAATCGCTGTCGTTTGGGACTAGTCTAATTGAACGTAGCGGCGTCATCTCATTTAAATCCTCTTAATAGTACTATTTACCAACTTTCAAACCAATACTTAAAAGGTCAAATGATGTTGATTAAGTCAAATACTGTTTCTAGTTTGGTTCTAATAATCTTATTAGAAAAGCTACTTTTTAGCCCTTGATGCAATGGTTTGGGTGAATGATCCATTTCTGACCAGCACCAACCTTTATGCTCGCCGTTGAGCTTGGGGATAAATTCGTCTTCTATAATCATTAGATATGTATGATAGAAGAACTTGTCATCTTTACTAACAAATAGCTCTAAAGGAATTGTCTTTTTTACATCAGGCATTACCCCAATTTCTTCAACAATTTCTCTCTTTAAAGCTTCAAAATTATTGGCGTCTGTATCTTCTTGTTTCCCGCCCACAATACCCCAAGTACCGCTAGTCCTGCCACCATTGCGAAGCAAGAATAAAAATCTCTTGGTTGATTTGGCATAGAAAAGTGCCCCACTACAGACTATATCGTTCATAAAATAATTTGCCAACTTCCGTTATCAAAGGTTCCTTCCATACTCTTGGTCCAAGTTTCACCGTCCCATTTATATTGAATACCTGTATAAGCATTAGTTATGAACGTTGGTCCATTTTGCGCACCACTATTGAAAATAACGTGCCAAGTTGTACCATCCCATTGAATTACATCATTAGCATTGGCTCTTAAAAATGTAGTTCCGTTTGCGTTTCTAAAATATGGAACACTGTCTGCAAAATCTATAATACTTGCAGGATTAATTTCCTCTAATATTAAAAATCTCATGTCTACTGTTTTAGATGCTGGTAGTGGACGAGTAGGATCTACGATCGCATCCACCGTGCCTCTTGCGGCTGTTACTGCTCCAGCACCTGCAATTAATGTATTAGTTGGAAGACTTTGATTATCAAAGGTTAGATGCATTATTGTTTCATCAGCAGAATCTAAACTTAAAGTGGCAGTGGCAATTTTTCCATCTGCTTTGGTCAACTGTAATTTACTGTAGCCAGCAACAAACTTTCCTGGATAGCGTTCTAAAATTTCTCTCCAATTAATATTTTGTCCTAATTTAGAAATTTGTGTATCAAAAGTGTTAGTAACACCTTCAACATGACCAAGCAGTTTGGCAATATATTGTGGACTACCACTAGAAGAATTATTAGTAATCATTACTCCATAACCGTACAGCGTGATCACTTGTCTACTGATCATAGTACCTGCTAATAGGTCGTTGGTAATATTTCCTTCTTCGTCAAATACTCTAGCAATGATGCTTGTAATAACTCCTTGACGTTTGACTTTTGCAGGCGGGCTCAACCAAATAGGAGCCATAAATTTTAAACTGGCAACTTCTAAATCTTGGTCACCTGTTGGAATGGTTTGGTTAGTATAATTAATTTCCATCAACTCTAGTGTGGTCAAACTAGTCCAATCTAAATAGTTGCTAGTAGTTTGTAATTCAATTGCAGGATTAAACAGCACTACTATCTGTTCTAAAATTTGCAATTTTTGATCAATGTTAGTTGTCCATATGTCTGCTTTTAAACTCAACTGATATGGATTAGGCATCAAACGTTCCACTGTTACATCTGCGCCACGCTTTGCCGCATAGTCTTCAATGAATTGTCCGTAAGTAGGACTGTTAACATTTTCATCAGTGTATCCGTATTCACGTTCAATAACATGCACTTTGCTCACATACGTGGGGTCTTGCATTCTTGTACGACTCAATTCTAAATTTTCAATGTAGGCACTAATAAAAGGTGCTTGCATTAAAAAGTTTTCACTGTTTTGTCTAAGAATAGATGCAGTTTGTTTGTTTAAGGTACCAAAACGTACAGGTACTTGTACTAGATTACCTTCACCGTCTTGGTAATAAAATCCACTCAATGCTCTTATAAATTGAGTAAGATATCTTCTTATTTGTCCATCGTAAAAGAAATCCATTATGGGTTATCCGCCTTTGGTTTTAAATTTTTGCCAATCTCTAAAGGTTTAGATATTGACTGACGTTCGTCAATCTCTTGGTTACCAATAGTTGTTTTATTTTTGTTATTAATGAAACTGGTCTTCTGTGTCATGCGTGTTGAGTTGTTGGTCATGGTCATACGCACATTGTTTTCAAATACTGTCCATTTGCCTGTATCATATCTAAACAATCTACTTGGCATAAAATCTGTTCTTAAGAAGAAGTTGCCATCTTCTGGATTTGTAGGAAACTGCGCACCCATGCCATTAGGGCTAGTACTATCCCCTGTTAATTTAAGTCCATTTGGTGGTACATTATCTCCTACCATGTAACCTAGGTAATAATTTTGTCTAGGAGTTTTTAAGGTAACACTACTATCTAAACCTAATGTACTAGCATCTACTAGTGTTTGGCTTGCATCATTCAACATGACTTTGCCATTTCTATCAACTGGAACCATCCATAATTTTTCAGTACTGTAACCGCTGAACGGGGCTTCAATTTCTGCTTGTTCAATAATCTTTTGATTGATTTCTAAGTTAGTATTATAAGAACTAATTAAATCTCTCAAGGCCAATTGATCATCTGTAGGAGCATACGGACTCATTGGGTCTTCTGCAGACTTGTCCAATATATCTTTAAATTCTTGACTATCAACAAGTGGTTTACATTTTAACTTAATCAAGTGGGGATACCATGTTTGACTGAAACCTTCTGTTGGTCGCAGTACATCGTCAACTACATAAAATCTTCTCAAAGCCACTTGTGCATCATTGAGTGCATATGGATCTTTTAAGTGGGGCAGTTCTAAAACGTCTCCTGACATTATTTTACGCCCAATACGTTTTACACTGTCAGTCAAATGTACGTGAATAAAAATTGTATCTTGTGCTAGAAAAAGTCCAAACTGTGTTAGACTCCAATCCAACTGTTGCATATTGTAAATGCAACGCATTACATATACGTCATCGCTGTATTTTCTATCTCTATTTTCTAATAGTAAAAGATCTTGGATTCCTAACTCTGGGATCGCATTGCCGTTAGTGGGTTGCGCAGGGCTAGCAGTCCCTTCAATAGGATCTTTTGGTCCTAAATACTTGTGAACGTAAATATCGGTGCCACCCACCATAAATTGCTCTAAGATAGTTCTATCTAGAAATTTATAGTCGTGTGCTTTTTCTGGTCTGTATAGGCTTAGTCTTGGCATAGTAGTATATTTATTGTAATAGGATAAGGTAAATATAAGCATGAGTGAACAAATTGATATTCTAAAAGACGAAAAAGAAAAGGTATTCAATTACTGCAAGGCTTTCTTAGCGGATGGCATGGTAGACGTTGAATTAGACCCAATCCATTACGAAACTGCATTAGAAAAGTCATTGGCTGTATACCGCCAACGCAGTCCTAACAGTGTCGAAGAAAGCTATGCATTTCTAGACCTAGTCAGAGATCAAAACGAGTATATTTTACCTGCAGAAATTATACAGGTGCGAGAAGTATTCCGTAGAAGTATTGGATCTAGAACTGGTGGTGGAGACGGTGGCACTTTATTTGAGCCATTCAACCTTGCTTACACAAACACATACTTGCTAAGTTCCAGTAACATGGGCGGTTTGGCCACATATTATATGTTTGGTGGATATCAAAAACTTGTAGGTAAAATGTTTGGTAGTTTTATCAATTTCACATTCAGTCCTACTACACGAAAATTAGTAGTTCAGCAACGTCCACAAAGCAATGAACGTGTGCTCTTGCAAATCTATAACAAACGACCTGACTTTGCGTTTTTACAAGACACCTATGCTACCATTTGGATCAAAGAATATACGCTTGCCAACTGTAAGCTAATGCTAGGCGAGGCACGTGAAAAGTTTGGTACTATTGCTAGTCCACAGGGCGGCACACAACTTAACGGAACAGCTCTAAAGGCTGAAGCTATTGCTAGAATCAAAGAACTTGAAGAAGAACTCAAGAAGGGTGATGCGGCAGCAATGGGCGGTTATACCTGGATTATTGGTTAACCATTTCACTTGACATCCCAGTAGAAACAATATAAAATATGTAGTATCACTTGGGGGTACTATGATTATAGGCGTTTGCGGATTCATTGGTAGCGGCAAAGATACCATTGCTGATTACCTAGTAAATTTTCACGGTTTTAGAAGAGAAAGTTTTGCCAACAGTTTGAAAGATGCTGTGGCACAAGTATTTGGTTGGGACAGAACCATGCTTGAAGGGCGCACAAAGCAAGCCCGTGAATGGCGAGAACAAGTAGATCCTTGGTGGGCAGAACGCTTAAACATGCCCAATCTTACACCACGCTTAATGTTACAACTATGGGGCACTGAAGTGTGCCGCCGGGGCTTTCATGATGATATTTGGATCGCTAGTTTAGAAAACAAACTGCGTAATAGCAAAGATGATATTGTGATTAGTGATTGCCGTTTTCCTAACGAAATCAAATCAATCCGCAACGCTGGTGGTCAAATTGTATGGGTCAAGCGTGGTGAACTTCCTGAATGGTATGATTGGGCACTAAATGCCAACAAGGGAGAAGTTCAAAATTTTAATTGGTCTACTAGTAAAGCCAAATTAGAACAAGCGGGAATTCATGCAAGTGAAACTGCTTGGGTTGGCACAACGTTTGATGCAGAGTTTGACAACAACGGATCCATAGACGATTTGTTTTTACAGATTAAAGATCTGGTGTCAGATCGCCTTGCTTCCAGCCCAGACCTTGTTTGATTAGCATTCTTTGACAGTTTGCGCACACGGTTTTAAGATTGCTGTGTGCGCAATTGTTTAAATTCCCGTCCACGTGATAAACGTCAAAGACTATAGGTTGACCACTGGTAAATCCGCACTTATCACACTTGTTTTTCTTTTTATAACCACTACGTGCCCATCTAGGTTCTAAAACCGTGGTTCCTCTAGCACAACCATCACACACACTTCGATAGTATACCCTATTATCTTTGTGGTAGTTGATTGCAGACAAGTTCTTTTTACATTTCTTACACAATGGCCGTTTCATGTAATTAATTAGCCCTTTTCGTGCCCTTTTCTGCCTTGTATAACCAGCCAAATATTAAAAATATCACTAAATATTATGGAACAAGGATCCCACTAAGGAGATTAGGACATGGCACAATTAGGATCACCTGGCGTACAAGTTAACGTCATTGATGAAAGTTTTTACAATCCTGCGCAACCAGGAACAATCCCATTGATTGTTTTAGCAACTGCGCAAGATAAATCAAATGCATCTGGTACAGGCATTGCTCCTGGAACACAAGCCGCAAACGCTAACAGTTTATATTTGGCAACTAGCCAAAAAGATCTAACTGATAGATTTGGCGTGCCAGTATTCCAGAAGGATAACGGCGGAAACGCTATTCAAGGAAGCGAACTAAACGAATACGGTTTATTTGCAACCTACAGTTATTTGGGTGCAAGCAACAGCGCATATATTTTAAGAGCACCTGTTGATTTAGGAGCACTAACTAGCAGATCATCTGCTCCAGTTGGTAACCCAGCGGCGGACAGCTACTGGTTTGACACAGCATCATCACGCTTTGGTATTTTTGAATGGAACAAGGACTCACAGTCATTTGCTAACAAAAATACATTAGTTTTGAATTCAGCAAATGATGTAGTTGGTACAACTGGTGGCACAGCTTATCAGCCAAAAGCAAGCATTGGAGTTGCAGGCGACTACGCTATTGTAACTTACAGCGTTGAAGCAAACCCAAATGACAAAAACGTGTTATGGTTTAAAAATAACGATAGCACATGGGTCAAAGTAGGTAGCAAAAATGGCACAACATTTAGTGGCACAGATTTTGTTGCTGGTGACTGGACTGCTAGTTGGCCAACAGTTTCTTCTAAGGCATTTACCAATGTTGATGTAAGCGCAATTACATATTCAAGCGTTACTGCCACAGGTGGAGCCGGTACTGGCGCAACATTTAACGTTACACGTAATGGTACACAATATACCAGCGTAACAGTAGTTCCAGCAAGCGGTGGAGCTGGATCAGGAAGTTCAGGAACTGGTGTAGGTTATGCAACTAGCAACGTGTTGACAATTCCAGGTACAAGTTTAGGCGGAACTAGCCCAACAAACGATTTAACAATTAGTTTAGCCAGCATGAGTGGTGGCGGAACTATTTTTAACGGCAACATTACACCAAACCCATCAGCTATTGCAGTTTCTACTAGCAACTTGGGTATGAAAGTTACTGTTGGTAACTATGATAGATCTGGTAGCCCAAGCGTAATCAACTTTACAGTTGACGGTGGCGGCAGCGGAAGTAGTCAAGGAGTTGAAGCAAGTCCAGCAGAGATTGCCACTCAACTAAATGCTCTATTGCCAGCAAGCGTTTCCGTAAGAGTGAAAAATGGTAAATTAGAATTTATTGCTCAAAGCGATGTGTATATCAAGTTAGAAGACCCAGTATCTGGAACAACATTACTTGCTCCAGCAGGATCTTCTGATGCCGCAATAGCTTTAAGTCCATTAGGAATTGAAGTTGGTACATACAATGCACCATCAGTGCAGTTCAGTGACCACACTAAGGTTCCATTCTGGAACGAAGATGACGTATTGCTAACATTCCCAAGTGGTAGACCAAGTGGAAGTTTGTGGGTTAAGACTACGGAATTTAACTTAGGTGCCAAGTGGGTAGTTAAGCGTTTCAATGGCGATACAAGAATTTATGAAACTAAGTCAGCACCTGTATACGTTGGCACAGCTGAAGCACTAGCAAAGTTAGATCCACTAGGTGGCGGCGCAAATATTCCTGTAAATTCATTGTTTGTTAATGCAAACTTTGAACAAGATACTGATGCTAATTTTAGAATCATGTACAGAGCAGGTACAGGCGCAACCGCTGTTACAACAACATTAGATGCTAACTTTGTGACAGCTAATGAAACAGTGATCATAGCAGAAACAACAACAGGTAGTGCAACAGTTAATGCAGTGTCAATTGCTACAGGCGGCACAATTAGTGCGTCTAATTTCGTAGCATTGATCCAAGCATCTGCACTAACCAAAGTTACTGCCACATATAATACTACTACAAGAAGTTTCACACTAACTCACGCAAGTGGTGGTGAAATTATGCTAAGTGGTACTACTTGGGCAGACGTGTTTACTGGCGACGAAAGCGATTTATATACAGGCCCAAGCGGCACAACATATGAATTTAGAGTCAGCAACTGGAAGCCACTATCAACTGATGGTTACACAGTGTCTAGTACACAGCCAACAGATGTTCCAGCAGACAGCACATTATGGTATGCAGGTTATCAAAATCAAGTGGACATTATGGTACATAATGGTACTACTTGGGTTGGTTACTTACAAGCATATCCAGCAACTAACGCAACTGGTCCATTTGTACAAGCAACAAAGCCAACAAGACAAAATGATGGCACAGCACTAGTTGAAAATGACCTATGGATTGATACAAGCGATCAAGACATGTATGGTCAAAACATCAAACGCTGGAATGATCGTAGCAAGACATGGGACGCAGTTACAACAACTGACCACACAAGTCAATTTGGTATTATCTATGCAGATGCACGTTGGGGTGCAAGCGGCAACAGTACTACAGCAGGCACAATTGTTGAATTATTAGCAAGTAACTATGTTGACTTTGATGCTCCAGATCCAACAGCATATCCACGTGGCATGCTAATGTGGAATACACGTAGAAGTGGTTTCAACATCAAGCAATACAGAGTTGGTTATGTGGATACAAGCGCAACTAACCCACGTCAAAGTGATGAGCCAATGACTGCTTACTTTGCTGATCGTTGGGTAAGTGTAAGTGGTCAAGATTTGAATCAAGTTTCATATTTTGGTCGTAAGGCACAAAGAGCATACGTTGTTGGTCAACTAAAAGTTGCTATCAATACAAACCAACGTATTTTAGATGAAGACAATATTTTCTTCAACCTAATTGCTTGCCCAGGATATCCAGAACTAATTAGCGACATGGTGAACTTAAACAATTCACGTAACGGTACAGCACTTGTAGTTGGTGATACACCAATTCGTTTAGCAAGTGATGCTAACAGTATTGTTAACTATGGAACTGATTATTTTAACAGTGGTATTGATGGTGAACAAGGACTACACACAAACAGTGACCATTTAGCAGTATATTATCCAAGCGGATTGACTACTGACCTAAGTGGAACTAACGTTGTTGTTCCAGCAAGTCACATGATGTTACGTACAATTGCAATTAGTGATCAACGTAGCTTCCAATGGTTTGCTCCAGCTGGTACACGTCGTGGTGGTGTTACTAACGCAACGAGCGTTGGTTACCTAAAAGACGGTAGCTTTATACCAGTTAGTTTAAATCAAGGAACCCGTGACCAAATGGCACAGGTTAAGATCAACCCAATTACAAATATTCCTGGCGCAGGACTAGTTGCATTTGGACAGTATACAAAGACTGGAGTTAATAGTAGTTTAGACAGAATTAACGTGGCACGTTTAGTCAGCTACCTGCGTAGACAATTGGGTATTATCACTAAGCCGTTCTTGTTTGAACCAAATGACAAACAGACACGTAGTGAGATTAAGAATGTTTGCGAAAGCCTAATGTTAGACTTAGTCAGCTTACGTGGCGTCTATGACTTTATTGTTGTTTGTGATGAAACTAATAACACACCAAGCGTTATTAGCAACAACCAACTTTATGTAGACATTGCTGTTGAGCCAGTTAAGGCAGTTGAATTCATTTACATTCCTTTGAGATTGAAGAATGTGGGTGATATTAAGTCACGTCAATAATAAGGAGCTATAAATGGCAATTTCAAGTTTAAGTAGATTTTCAGTACCCGTTCCAGGGGGCCAAAGCGCAACTAGCCAAGGCTTACTAATGCCTAAGCTCAAGTACCGATTCCGTGTACTTTTAGATAACTTTGGCGTTACAAAACCAGCAACTGAACTGACCAAACAGGTTATGACAGTTGCACGTCCAAACGTACAGTTTGATAGTCAAACCATTGACGTTTACAACAGCAAGATTTTCTATGCTGGTAAACACACATGGCAACCTATACAAATGACTGTGCGTGATGACGTAAACGGTCAAGTGTCAAGACTAGTAGGCGAGCAAGTGCAAAAGCAATTTGACATGTTAGAACAAGTAAGTGCGGCTTCAGGCAGCGATTACAAATTCACAATGCGTGTTGAATTGTTAGATGGCGGTAATGGAGCACAAGATCCAAATGTGTTAGAAACATTTGAACTTTATGGATGTTTCCTAACAGATATCAACTATAACGAACTAACCTATGCGGAAAGTGGTCCAGTTGATATTACTATGTCAATCCAATATGATAATGCGCTACAGTTAAACGGCGCCGGTAATCCTAATGGTATTGGTACGTTTGTTGGCAGAGCTTTACGTCAGACCTTGACAGGCTAATACAAATTAGGGAGTGAATCGAAAAGCCTGGATTTTTCCAGGCTTTTTTATCGTACTAAATATTGTTATGGCTAATATATTCACAAATTTCTTAAATAATGCCTCTGGTGATTTGGCAAATACCAATTTAAAAGATTCTAGACATGCCACTAGGCTGTTTGTGCAAAACTTTTATAGATTGGCACCCAAGCACGGATTTTTATATTTTGTTCGTTTTAGACTTAATCCAGAAGTGGCCAATGCTGAAGCTTGGAGATCTAGCCGTCAAGATTTAGAGTTAGGTATGTTGGTTAAAAAATGTGACTTGCCTAAAGTTACGTTTGAAGGCGGCACCGTCAATGCCTATAACAAAAAACAACCAGTATATACTAAACTCACATATCAACCACTTCAGATGGTCTTGCATGATGACAATGCAGGCTTAGTAAGAAGTTTTTGGCAGTTGTACTATCAATATTATTCTGCAGACAGTTATTCAGGTGGAGCCAATCCTGCTCCAGGTGCAGGAACTGTAAACTATATCAATAGATACATACGCCCAACACTGCGTCCAAATGAACAACAAATAGCTCGTTCAAATCCAAGCGCAGGAAACTATTCAGATACAACAGATCCCGCACGTTATGGTCTAGACAGTGACCCTGTAACACCACTAATACGTTCCATTGAAATATATCAGTTGAGCCGTAAGAATTTTTTCATGCACACATTGATCAATCCAAAAATTAGAGCTTGGAACATGGACACTGTGGCTAGTGATAAAAAAGATTTAATGGAACACAATGTTACTCTTGAATATGAGGGTATATATTTTGGTAAAGGCAGAGTCACACGTTTTAATCCAGATGGTTGGACTGACCTACACTATGATTTAGATCCAAGTCCAATTGGAGGCTTGTTTGGAAGAGGTGACGGATCACTATTTGGCCCATTTGGTCTAATTGCAGACGGAACAACATTGTTCCAAGACCTACAAGGCATTGACAACGGTCAGCCAGTAGATCAAAGAACTGCTCTTGCTATATTGCTCAAGTCTGCAAAGTTAATAGGTAACGCAAGTAATCTAAATACATCATTGGCAGAACAAGAAGTACTAAATGCCACACTAAATTCTGCAGGGTTTGGCATCACTGACACTGCTACTGGATCAGTAGTTGGTTTGGTAATACCAAATAATAATATTACCAATACCACTACTGTGGCACAGCCAAGAACTGTTACGCAGACAACTGCTACACCAACAACTACAACAACTACTACAACAACTTATAGTGATCCTTATACAACACCTGATGGCAAACCAGTAAAAGTAAATAATTCAGATGTTGATAATGCGCTTAACCAATTTTTATCATCAAGCCCTTTCAATAGACAAGCATACAATAATCTATCAGAAAATGATCAGATTACATTATATAATAAGGCTAACTCAGCAATAAGTAATCCTGCTGTGCCTTATAGTGTTTATGGCAGTGCTGAACAAATTGCAGCCGCCAAAACAGGATATGCTAATAAAGTATTTTTAGAAAAATTACAGGCGGCGGCTATAAATTTAGCCGCTTATGGAACTTAATATGGCAAACGTATATTCAAATTTACCTAGTAAAGAACTAAACAGTTTACAAAAAGTTGTTCAATATTTTGACGGTTATTATACCGCACCAATTGATTTAGATGTTGAAAGTGTCGACATGCTGACTGGTTTTTTTGAAAGTAAAGGATTTGATCAATCCAGCGCAAAAAATATTACCTATGTAATTTTAAAAACAGCCAAACAGAGTAACTATAAGGCTCAAGAGATTATTGACGCACTAAACAGTTATAATACATTACAACTAAATGAATTTCTATTAAGTATTCTAAATTACAATAGAATAAAAACTAGCAGTCTTGGTTTGATCAAGAAAGTTAATTCACTAGAGGCTATTGAACGCAATATACGAGCATGAGTTTAAAGTTTGCCAAAGGAAAATTTACTTTAAAAAATCCTGACAAGTACGTGGGATTAAAAGAACCAACCTACAGAAGCAGTTGGGAATGGCATTTTATGCACATGTGTGATCATCATCCTAACATTACCAACTGGGCCAGTGAGGGTGTTAAGATTCCCTACAGATGTCCGTTGACACAAAAACAAACTGTGTACGTTCCAGACTTCCTAATACAGTATGATGACAAGCGTGGTAAGAGAAGAACAGAACTAGTTGAAATAAAACCTGCCAACCAAATGATTGCAGAAAAGGTGGGCAAAAATGCATATAACCAAGCACAGTACATAAAGAATCAAGCAAAGTGGGCGGCAGCTGGGGCCTGGTGTAAGCAGAATGGTATTGTCTTCAGGATAATTAATGAGGAAGACATTTTTCACAACGGAAAGAAAAAATGACCAAGAAATTAGAAGAATTATTAGATTTGCCGCCTATTGAAAACAAAAAAATTGCGGCAGAAATTATTGATCCAAAGAGTGTAGAAGAGCCTGCTGAAGATAGACTAAGGACCATTGAAGAATTTGATAAAATTAGTTCAGCACTACCGCAAGTCAAAGGTTTGGGCGACATGAGCGATGGTGAACTTGATGCACTAGCCCTTAGAGCCACCGAAGCCTATGACGATTTAATGGATTTGGGCATGAACGTGGAAGCACGTTATGGTCCTAGAATCTTTGAAGTTGCTAGTAGTATGCTAAAAAACGCTATTGATGCTAAAAGTGCTAAAATAGACAAAAAACTCAAAATGATTGAATTACAGCTTAAAAAGCAAGCATTAGACCAAAAAATGAATGGTATGGACGATCCAGGGGTAGTTGAAGGCAAAGCCTTTATTGTTTCAGACCGTAATAGTCTACTGCAAAAGTTAAAAAACATAGATAAATAAATTAAAGGGCCATTGACTATATGAAAACTTTAAAAGATTACATTACTGAATCGTTTAAACAACGAAAATACCAATTCAAGGTAAAAATTGCTGGTGACGTCTCAGAAGACCAAGAACAAGCTATTAAGACTTTATTAGAAAAGTTTGGCATTGACAACTTTGCTAAGAACAGCACTACGCCAATTCAAAGTTTACCACTAGACTTTCCTACATTAAAAAATGTTAACGTAAACATTTATGACGTTTCTTTAAACTATCCAACAACACCGTTTGAATTAAAAGAATACATTTGTGGCGGTGCTAGGTTACACGCAAACCAAGTGGTAGTTAGAAATCCAGCAGAGCCAACAGAACAATATCAGCAACCAGTTGAAAAACGTAAGGGTGCATTGTTAGATGATCCTAACTACAAAGAAGCTGACAAGATCAAAACTGATGACTACTATGGTACTAAGTTTAATCAAAACTTGTTAAAAGAATTAGCTAAAGAAAGTAAACAACGTGCTAAGGACCGTGGAGAAAAGAATCCTACAGAAGGAACAAAGAGTTCTCCAGAGTACGCTGAAGGTGCTAGTACAAGTCCAATTAGCGGGAAGAAATAATTATGAATTTTAGAGAACTGTTTAACAAATTAGATGAGCTCATGGTACCAGCAGATGAGCCAACTCCTCCATCAAACTCAAACAATGTGGCTAATGCTCCAGATGCTCCAGATCAAAAACCATCTTTTGGAAAAAGTGCGAGCGGCAGTGCTCCTCCATCAACACCAAGTGGCGCATACGCTCCTAAACCTAATTCGCCAGATAAAGACGTGCAATCTAAACCAGACATGCAAAAACCAATTCCAGGTGCTCAGCCTCAATTGGGCGCAAAGCCTACTATGGTTGCTCCAGCAGTTCCATTTGGACAGAAAGAACCGCAACCACAAGCAGTACCTGATCCAAAATCAGACATCAATGCCATGACCCGCGCATTGCAAGTTATGGCCATGCAAAACAAACAAAGCCCTGCAAACTCTGGCATGCAATCTACACCAACAAGTGCAGAAAAAATGTCTATGCCAGTTGGTTCACAATCCAAACAAACAATTGGTAGACCAGGCGAGCCATTAGAAGAAGCTGGTGACTGGACCGATGCTATTAGAAAGAAAAAAGATAGTACCAGTAGATTCCGTGATAAAATCTCTGGCGACAGTCCAGATGATCGAAGAATGAGAGCATATATAGCTAAAATTAAAGAAAATCCAGCACTCATTTATCAAGTAAAAAATCCTGAACTTCAACAACAAATTGCATTAGAAATTAACAAAGTCCCAGGTTTAAAAGACAAGGTTGTGGCGGCTAAACCAGCAGAACCAGCAACAACAACAGGTGATAAAGATCAACCAGCAACAACAACAGGTGGTAAAGATCAACCAGCAACAACAACAGGTGGTAAAGATCAACCAGCAACAACAACAACAGGTGGTAAAGATCAACCAGCAACAACAACAGGTGGTAAAGATCAACCTGAAACTAGCGGTAAAGAAGATCAAGATAAAAAGAAACCAACTGTTAAAGTAGGAGACGGCCCAACTGGTCTAGCATTAGCTAAACTTGGTATCACTAGAGATAACAGACGTGATCAAAAATTTGTAGACGATACTCTTGGTGACGGTAAATTTAAAGCTGGCACGGCAGCATCAAATCTAGCACTGCTAGCGGCTGCTAAAGAAAAAGCTAGAAATTCGGCGGCGGATCAAGCTCCAGCACCAGCGGCTCCAGCACCAGCACCAGCACCAGCGGCAGATGTAGATCGTAAAGCCAAAGTTAAGGCAGCGTTGCCAAATAATATGAGTTATGATCAGTATTTGGCGTCACTGGATCGATCAGAAGAACCAGCGGCAGCGTCTGCTCCGGCGGCACCGCCAAGTGCAGGAGATGATCAGGCTAAATTTGACAGACTGGCAGCAGTTGCTAAAGAACGCGAGCAAACAGCAAATGCCAAAGCATATATTGATAATTTAAGAAAAGAATACAGTAATAAAGACGGCAACTTTATGAGATCAACTGGCGCACAAGCAATTGATCCAGAAGGCAATCCAGTTTATTGGAAACGTGACGATAGAGGAGGAACTGATGGTTCTTGGCAAAAAATGCCTAGCTATCACCCTGCCACAAGACAAGGTTGGTATAGTCCAGAATTAGTTGACGCACTGAAACGTACAGGCGCTGTACCAAGTGACGACAAATTTGCTGCCGATAAGAGAAGTTGGTATGAAAAGCCATTTAAAGACGCAGAAGGCTCAATCAAGTTGAATCTTAAAGATCCAGCGGCAGCACCACCAGGAATGGTCAAGGCAATAGACTTAAATGACCCAAGACGAGATGCTCAGGGAAATCTTCCACCAGAAAAACCAGAAACATCTGCTAAACAACCAGTCGCAGTAGATAATAGAGCTCCAGTAGTTGCTAATACTTTGGATACTCCAGGTGCTAATGCTAAAAAGGAAAGTACGGGTTATCAACCAATGAAAACTATCAATGGTGTGAGAGTGTTTGATCCTTTAAATATTGGTCGTGCTGATGCAAATGAAAATATTGAATTACATGAAATGTCCACACAGCTTAACTTGCTAGCAGAAGAATTAACTGAGTGGAGCATGAGTGATAGAATTCACAAAGATGTTCCATATTCATATTCAGATGCCGCAACTGACGCAGGCATAGCAGGTCTAGGAGCACTAGCCACTTATGCAACAGGCGGATTGGCAGCTCCAATTGCAGGTGCAGCCACTGTGGCACGTGGTGGTCGTTTAGCAAACATGCTAAACAAGGCCTACCAAGGTTCAAAAAATGTAGCTAAAGGTGCTAAAGAAATTGCAACTAATCCAGAAGTTAGAGCAGTGGCAAACAAAAACTTGCCAGGTGTTGCGGCAACTGGTATAAAAACTGGTACTGCTAGTGCTGGCGTAACCACAGGATTAAATGCTGCCAGTGATGCGTTAGATGAAACCAATATTGACTCATCAAGTGCAGAACTTGAAAGAATAAAGAAACTGTCCAAAGGATAAAATTATGAAAATGCATGACATTACAAATGAAAATAAATTTACGAGCGGCTTGAATGTTGTAAAAAAACTTGGCGGCAAGGCAATAGACGCCGCAGTGGATACTATAAGTTACCCATTTAAGAAAAAAGGGTTTACAAATCCAACAGATGCTACTACCGTTAAGAACGTGAACATGAGTACTAGTGTTGGAGATGACATTGCTGCCTTACAAAAACAAAAATTAGACCTTGTTAAATCTGATAAATTTACTCCAGATCAACTTGCTAATATTGATCAACGAATAAACAATCTAAAAATAACACGAAACCAAATTGATACTGCTAACTTTGGAACTAGAAAAGGCAAAGGCGGCGTAGATGTTCCTAATGTACCTACCACAGTACCAACTCCAGATAAATTTACTACTGGTCAACAAATTGTTAGAAAAGGTGTCCCAACTGCCGGTGTTGCTGGTGGCATTGAAGGTGGCTATAGATACGCCACTGGTTCAGAAGAAAAACCAGGCGGCGATAGTCTTATAGGCACGGCAGCCGACTTTGTTGGTGGCGGAACCCGTGCATTGGCTAAAGCACCATTCCAAGCAGCCGGCTCGGCCATGACTGACCCAGACGCAGTCAGTACTTCTGCTAAAGAACAGGATGTAGATACAGATACTTCTTATTTGAAAAAAGAATCGTTATCAGAAAATTTATCAGACATATTGAAGTTAGCTGGCACAAAATCAATAACCAGTAGAGACTATACATCAGGATTAACCAAAGTAAAGGAAGTTACTAAATTGAATGAATCAAAACAAATAGACGAGTGCGGAATGGGCATGCCGTCAAACGGTTCAACTCCTGCAACATTGAGCATTAATGCTACAGCATCTAGTGGAGAAGAAGTGGCCAACATGCTAAAGAGCATTATGGACCTAGCAGGTGTTAAGCCAGTAACAGCTGACATGTTAGGTGGACCAGTTGCTCCAATGCCTATGGTTAAGGCTATTGACATTGTTAGTGCGCCAGATCACGACCATGATCATGACCATGACAGTATGGATCCACAAGAAGATGAATTAAATCAAAAGCCATTAACTGGCAGTATGGAAGAAGAGTATGCAAATACTCCAGAAGATCCAACTGATGTTCCAAAATATGATCCTGAAAAAATGGTATTCCGTCCTAATCAACCAGGTCAAGGTGATAGAATGGATGGCACCATGCCTAAGGGCAATCCAGGATTAGGAGAAGGCCTAGCACAATCCCTACTCAAAGAGTACGAAGCTTTCAAAAATGGTCAATAAATATTCCTAACAGGAACCAATAAAGCCTGCCCAGCGCAGGCTTTTTAATCAAACATATGGCAAAAAGTTTAGACGGCGTATTAATTAAAAAAGCTCACGTTCGACAAAAGTGGACCGAAGCTGAAATAGAACAAATGCTCAAATGTTCAGATCCTGTCACGGGTCCAGATTATTTTTTAAGAAACTTTTTCTACATACAGCATCCAACAAAAGGGCAAATGTTATTTGAACCTTTTGAATATCAAACACGTTTGTTAGACAGCTATCATAACTACAGATTCAATGTAAACATGATGCCACGTCAAACAGGTAAAACAACCACTGCGGCTGGCTACTTACTTTGGTATGCCATGTTTAATCCAGACAGTACTATTCTTATTGCCGCACACAAATACACGGGCGCACAGGAAATTATGCAACGTGTTCGTTATGCGTATGAAATGTGTCCAGATTTTTTACGTGCAGGTGTTACTAGTTATAACAAGGGCAGTGTTGAGTTTGACAACGGATCACGTATTGTTTCACAAACTACTACAAGTAATACTGGTCGTGGTATGTCTATTACATTATTATACGCTGATGAGTTTGCATTCGTTCCACCAAACATAGCCAGTGAGTTTTGGACTTCTATATCTCCTACTTTGTCAACTGGTGGTAAAGCTATTATTACCAGTACACCAAACAGTGATGAAGATCAGTTTGCACAAATATGGAAAGAAGCAAACAAGCGATTCGACGAGTATGGCAATGAGCAAGACGTTGGTACAAACGGATTTCATCCATTTAAAGCACACTGGAGTGAACATCCTGATAGAGATGAAAAATGGGCCAATGAAGAACGCTCACGTATTGGTGAAGAAAGATTTCGTCGTGAACACGAGTGTGAATTTATTATCTTTGATGAGACGTTGATTAGTGCATTATTCCTTGCAGAAATGGAAGGAGTAGAACCTATTATGCGTGTGGGTCAAGTGCGCTGGTATAGCAAAATACAAAAGAATAAAAATTATCTAGTTAGTTTAGATCCTAGTTTAGGAACTGGCGGTGACTACAGTGCTGTTGAAGTATTTGAAATACCTGGAATGAAACAGGTAGCTGAGTGGCATCATAACATGACCCCAGTTCAAGCACAGGTCAGAATATTAAAAGAAATTTGCAAATATATAACTGAAGAATCAGGTAGTGGGGACAATGCTCCTAAAGTATACTACAGTGTGGAAAATAATACTGTAGGAGAAGCCGCTCTAGTTTCTATTAATGAAATTGGAGAGGAAAATATACCAGGGTTGTTTATCAGTGAACCCATACGCAAAGGGCACGTTCGCAAGTTCCGTAAGGGATTTAATACTACTCATAACAGTAAAATTTCTGCCTGTGCCAAGCTAAAGCAACTGATTGAAACTAAATCAATTGACATTAAGAGCAAGGCACTAATTAGCCAACTCAAGGCATTTATTGCTTCTGGAACCAGTTTTGGGGCCAAACAAGGGGAACATGATGACCTTGTTATGAGCATGTTGGTAGCAGTACGTATGCTAGGGGTACTCAGTGACTGGGATCCACAAGTATATGATCTTCTAAGAAAGGGCGAAGATGTGGTCATGCCAATGCCCATATTCATGAGCTAGGAAAGCATAAATATCATTATGATTAATCAAGACATTATCGCACAAGACTTGTTCTATAAAATCCGTAGCAGATTCCCCAAGATGGAAATGGGCGATGGTAATGGACAACCTACATTTGAAGCTACCAAGGGCAGATTGTTTGATTTTGATGCTGTATTTGAAGGTACTAATTTAGGCACTGTTAGTATCAGTATCAACGAACCTGGCAGTTTAAAAATTTATTTCAACAGAAATATCTTAGAAGATGTAGATTCAATTATATCAAAAACATGGTATAATTTTTTAAAAGAAATGAGAAAGTTTGCCATGAAGCGATTAATGAGCTTTGACACAAGAGATATTTCTAAAACAAATTTAGATAAAAGAGATTACGGTTATTTGGCCAAAAAGGAATCAGTTATGAATGAATCACTTATGAAAGGTACTAGTCGCACTAGTTATAAGCCTTTGGAAAAGACACGTTTAATTATTAGACACAGCAAAACAGTAGATGAGTCTATTCCAGGAGCACGTAGCAGAAACATTGAAGCATTGTTTATTGAAAATGCTATTGGTGAACGATACAAGTATCCATTCAACCATAAAGTTGGTGCGGAAGCAATGCAACGACATGTGGCCAATGGCGGACTACCACATGACCCAATAGGCAAAAAAATTATTGAAATGAGTGAAGACATTGCTAAACTAAAATCATTCAAACATTATGTTCAAAAAGAAGATTTAATGAACACTCAGAATAACCACATAGTGGAACGAGCAACTGCAAAACTAGAATCCTTAAAAGGAACCATGGCCAAGCTAAGTCGTCAACATCATTACGAAGAATTTAAAAACAGTTTTGGCACAGCAATGTCCAGTGACGACCAGCCACTAATGGATCAAATTACATTAGAAGATTATAAAGACAAGTTTACTGTTAAGAGTTTTAAAGAAGATATTGCTGACATTTTTCCATTGATACATCGTATTATGCAGGAAAATAGTGATATTGATTTAGAAGAAGTTGCACAATTAGAAGACACCGCAGAAGAAGTTAGTTTAGAAGACTTAGTATCAGAAAGTCCAGATCATCAATTTGACACATGGACTACGACACTAATTGAAACAAGACTAACTCCTGAAGAAATAAATTCATTAAAAGATCTATTGAGTGAACACTTCCCTGTTGGCATTAATGGCGACAGTGCTACAGGTGCATTAGAAGAAATAGGTATCAACTTGTCCAATCAAGTAAAACAACAATTGGCACAACTAGCAGAATCAAATGGTCCAGATTCAGACGCAACAGATCTAGTAATTGAATATCTAAGCCAATACGAACCAGAAGTGTATGGCGTACTAGATATCCAAATGGCTGAAAGTAACGAAGTCAATGAAGGGCAGTCCGCAATTGTAATCAATGGAAAAGAAGTTGATGTTCGCAGTTTAGAAGTTGACGGCGTAGATACACGTGACTATCCAGATTTTGTTGATGCATATTTTAGTGCAGGCTCATTTGCAGACGGTACAGATCTAAGCGATGACGAATTAAGCCAACTTACTGATGAACACGGCGATTTGCTTCACGAACTAGTGTTTGACAGCTTGCATGAAACAACACAAGCTCCTGTTCAAGAAACATCAGATCAAACTCCTGAAGAAAGAAAAGCTGCCGCAGAATATACTGCCAAAGTAGCAATGGCTATTCGCAAAGGTGAAATTAAACCAGAAGACATTGAAAGTGAATTTTTTAATACATTACCAATGATGGGTGTGAGTGACGAAAGAACTTATGCCGCTTGGGATAGAATAACCAATCACAGTGGTGAACAAAAACCTAAAGCCACAATGAGCGACAAAGATATAGATGCACAGTTAAAGGGCATTGATAACGAAGAAGATGATGATGCTCAATTTATTACTAATTTAAAAAATCAAGCTAAGAGTGGTGGCATTAAACAAGACAACACAGGCTTTGGTGCAGAAGTTAACGAAAGAGAAGGCACTGCGCAAGAGGGTAAAGGCAACAACTCAAATATGAAAAAGATTGCAGAGTTTATCATGGGATTCTATGATCGTAACACTGGCAACTTCCCATTAGGTGAAACAGGTGTTGCTATCAAAGTACAAAAAGAATTTGGCGACAAAGCAGGCGAACTAGCAGAACGATTAATTCAAAAAATGGCAAATCAAAATCAAGTTGAACAAACCAGTCAACAAATGTTTGAAGATTTAAAGAAACTAAGTGGACAAATTAAGTCTAGTGGTCTAACTGCTATAAACAAATCACCAACTACAACTAAAAATATTAACGAAGGCACTGACCATACTGAATTACAAAGATTGGCAGGAATAGGCACAAAGACAAAAGCAACTGGTAAATCCAGTGAAGTATTTGATTTGAAAAAGTTAGCCGGAATCTAAATATTAATTTCAGTTGACTTGCTAAATAAAAGCGTATACAATAACATGTATGCGCTTTTTGTTTTGTGTAGTGGCACATTACAAAGTAAGGCAAACTAAAGGCATATTAAAGGAGAACATTATGGCATCTTTAGCAGAAATTAGAGCAAAACTTCAAGAGCAAAATAGCCGCGCTCAAAGCGGTGGTCAAACAGGTGGCGACAACGCCATTTTCCCTCACTGGAACATTGCAGAAGGACAAGAAGTAACAGTCCGATTCATTCCAGACAGCGATCCAAATAACACATTTTTCTGGGCAGAACGTGCCATGATCAAACTACCATTCGCTGGTATTAAAGGTCAAACAGACTCACGTCCAGTTACTGTACAAGTTCCTTGTATGGAAATGTGGGGAGAAACTTGTCCTATTCTAACTGAGGTGCGTCCTTGGTTCAAAGACAAGAGTTTGGAAGACATGGGTCGTAAGTACTGGAAGAAAAAGTCTTACGTTTTCCAAGGCTTTGTTGTTGACGCTGGCAAGTTCAAAGAAGATAGAACTCCAGAAAATCCAATCCGTCGTTTCATTATTGGTCCTCAGATTTTTAACATTATCAAGGCCGCATTGATGGACAATGAGATTGAAGAAATGCCAACTGACTACGTTCGTGGTCTTGACTTCAAAATTGTTAAAACTACTAAAGGTGGCTATGCTGACTATAGCACAAGCAAATGGTCACGCAGAGAATCAAGCATCACACAAGAACAACAAGATGCTATTAAAGCAAACGGCTTGTTCAATCTAAGGGATTTTCTTCCTAAGAAGCCAACTGATGTTGAACTCAAAGTCATCAAAGAAATGTTTGAAGCAAGCGTCGATGGTGAAGCATTTGACATGGATCGTTGGAGTCAATACTACAAACCAGCTGGCGTAACAGGCGGAGGTCGTGGCGGCGATGCTGAAGCAGATGTTGGTGCAGTTGATGTTGCTACCCCTGTGGCAGTCGCACAACCAGCAGTTAGAACAGAATCTGTTGCCCAAACAACAGCACCTGCACAAGAAGCTGGCAAATCACCAAGTAGTGAAAGAGCGCAAGATATTCTTGCCGCAATTCGCGCACGTCAAAATAAATCAGAATAATTTAGGAGGGTTTACGAATGGGAAAGGCATTTGATGTCTCTAAGTTTCGTAAAACCCTCACTAAGTCTATTGATGGGCTTGGTGTTGGTTTTAACGATCCTACAGACTGGATTAGTACAGGAAACTTCGCACTCAATTACTTGATCAGTGGTGACTTTAACAGAGGAATTCCTTTGGGCAAGGTCACTGTGTTCGCAGGTGAAAGTGGTGCAGGTAAAAGTTATATTTGCTCAGGCAATATTGTAAGACATGCACAGGAACAAGGAATTTTTGTTGTCCTAGTAGACAGTGAAAACGCACTTGATGAAAAATGGTTGCATGCCTTAGGTGTTGATACTAGCGAAAGTAAACTGCTTAAATTGAACATGGCTATGATTGATGACGTGGCAAAAACTATCCACGAATTCATGAAAGAGTACAAATTAATGCCAGACGGTGAACGTCCAAAAGTATTATTTGTCATTGACAGTCTGGGCATGTTATTGACTCCTACTGACATTAATCAGTTCGAAGCAGGCGATCTAAAAGGTGATATGGGCCGTAAGCCTAAAGCACTTACAGCACTTGTTCGTAACTGTGTAAACATGTTTGGTAGTTATAATGTTGGATTGGTTTGTACTAATCATACATACGCAAGCCAGGACATGTTTGATCCAGATGACAAAATTTCAGGCGGACAAGGCTTTATCTATGCGTCTAGTATCGTTGTAGCCATGCGTAAGTTGAAGTTAAAAACAGACGCAGATGGTAACAAGACTACTACAGTAAACGGTATTCGTGCCGCATGTAAGATTATGAAAACTCGCTATTCTAAGCCGTTTGAAAGCGTTCAAGTTGAGATTCCTTACGAAGCTGGTATGAGTCCTTTCAGTGGTCTAGTCGATCTTGCTGAAGCAAAAGGTCTTCTTAAGAAAGAAGGCAACAGTCTTGTTTATGTTACACCTGATGGTGAAATTATTAAACAATTCCGAAAGGCTTGGCAAAATAACGAAAAAGACGGTCTTACAATTATTATGGCTAATTACAATACTTCATTGGCAAAAGTAGAAGCAAGTGAAGCAATTGTAGAGGAAACTGAATAATCATGGAAGAGCATTTAATCATTGAAGTTTGGGATTTATTTAAAGAGTATATTCCAGGTAAGAATATCGACATTGCTGCCAATCATTTTGTTGACTTTTTAGTTGACAAAGATGTTGACGTAAAAACTTTAGAAAGTCTGCAAGGATTAGATAGTCATTTAGACGAAGCAATCAAAGCCTTACTTCGCGAGGAGCAGGGTTATGATGATGCAGACGAAGATGAAGAATCTTACGAAGACGAGGACTATTAATGTGGTACAACAAGGTAAGTAAGGACCTCGGCGAGCTTCCCGCTTGCCTTGAGTACTATTATGACCAAATGGTTCTAGCACAGCAGGAATGTAAGATTTACGGTAGTTTGGAAAAAGCAAGCTCAATGTTGCCTGGCATTGTTGAGCTTCGCTTTAACCAATTACAAGAGATTGAAGCAATACTTGAATACCTAAATATTGAATTACGAAGATTACGTAGTAAAACTTTTAGAAAATACTTAGAAAACTATCAACGTGCATTGAGTAGTCGAGATGTTGAAAAGTATGTAGACGGTGAAGCTGATGTCGTAGACTTTGAAAAACTAATAAACGAGTTTGCATTGATTAGAAACAAGTGGCTTGGCATTATTAAAGCTCTTGACATTAAACAATGGCAAATGAGTAATATTATCAAGCTAAGAACTGCAGGAATGGAGGATGTAACTGTATGACCAGAAAAATTTACATAGGCGACATTAATAGAAATGCTGATTCCTGTCTAGATAAAATTAAACGTACCAGCGAAGAAAGTTTACATTTCCATATTATTAAAAAAAGTGATTTGGTCAAACATGAATTAACCAAAGATGCAGGGTCTGATGTTTTTCAGTTCTTCGTACCATTTTTTAACCAGTACCAAGGTCTTGCGTTATATGTTACTGATCAATTTGTATCAAAATTTGATGTAGATAAATTCTTTAGCAGTGTAGTGCATCAAAACTTAGGTTCAATTGTTTATTTTTCTCAGCATGATGCTTGGTTATTCAATTGTGACGACCCAGCAATAAGAGTACTCACTCCTGATTATGTCAATAGCGCAACTAATCAGCAAATTAAAGAAACTATTTCAATAACAGTAATACAAGATATTTGACTTCACCATATTTTTCATGTATAATTTAAAATATGAAGTATATTGAAGATTTTGTACAACTCTTTGCCATTGGCCAAATACACCTAAGCACATTTGATGAAAAAATTGCTAGTAGTCTTGGCTGGCAATGTGTTGAGAACAAAGCATTTACTCAAAAACAAGCAGAAATTGCATTACGGTTGCTAAAAAAATATAAAAAGCAATTTCTTGCACTTGGTCATCAAAATATTGAACTTTTTATTGACACTCCTGTGTACAAACATGCACTCAGAGTGATTGATAATCAAAGTGCAGTCACCCTTGATTACAAAGATCAAAAATTTAGAGTTAAATTTCCGTTTAACCAAGAATTAGTCACGAAAATTCGCCAATTTTCGTCAAGAACATATTTGACGAAACCTAATTGGGATCCTGAAACTAAAACTTGGCAGTTTGATCTAAATGAAAAAAGTTTAGAATTTATTTTTAATGAGCTACTTCCTTTAAAATTTGAAATCACTGATGAAATATCAGAAATATTGGAAAAATACCAAAAAATTAAGGAAAATTTTGAAGATTACGTTCCCATGCTAGTCAAGCATCATGACACTTATTCTTTTAAAAATATAAAATCTAATTTTAGTTCCACTGACTTGACTAGTGCATTAATTGAAAGTGTAAAATTAGCAGTGAGTGTGTATGATGACCAAATTTATGAAGAAATTGGGGTGGTTGGCACTGAATATCCAATATACAACATTTTTAAGCAACACGAAAAACAAAATTTTGTTTTACCAAAAGAAAAATATTCACGCACACAAATTTTGCACTTCATGAAAGACATGGACACAATCAATGTAATTTTCCTTCATGAAAATTCCACCGCAGAAACGCTAAAAAACTGGATTTTTGACCTAGAATCGTGTGGTATAAGTTTAAGTGATGTCGCTGTGTTGTTTAGGCAAAATAACGAAGGTCAAGGTGTTGAATTCAACAGCGTAGTAAAAAGTTATAACCTAAATAAGTCTACACAAGACAATGTAAAGTGGATATTTTTAGGTGGGAAATACCCAAAAAGTTTAGTAAAAAATGAAAAAATTGCAAATATTTGCTTGTTTGAAAACCAGTATGTGTATACACATCATACCATACAAAGTATCATGAAAAACTCAATTTTTAATTTTGCTCACAACGAACATACAAAACAAGGAGATGGATTTGTCGTCTTGTAAAATAGTATTAAAAGATGAAGTCAACGTAAAAATTGAAGGTTTAGATTTAGACACTAGAAAAAAATTAGTGTCAATGTTTAAGTACGAATTGCCCTATGCAAGACACATGCCTGCTTTTAAATTGGGCAGATGGGATGGCACTGTTAGCTTTTTTGGTCTAGGTGGAACTACATATCTAAGCATGTTAGATAGGGTGTTGCCTGAGTTAGAAAGCAGAGGATTTGACATTGATTTAGAAGACTTGCGTAATCCAACTAAACTTGAATTTGAAAAAGTTACTGAGACATATTGGGCAGACAAAGGAAAAGTTTGGCCCAAAGGTCACGTCAAAGAAGGTGAGCCAATTTTATTGCGTGACTATCAACCAGATGCAATTAATAGATTTTTAGAAAATCCTCAAAGCATACAAGAGCTAGCAACTGGTGCTGGTAAAACAATTATGACTGCTACCATGAGTCATATGTGTGAAAAATATGGACGCACAATTGTTATTGTTCCAAACAAAGGACTTGTTGAGCAAACTGAAGAAGATTATATCAACGTTGGATTAGATGTTGGTGTGTACTATGGTGATAGAAAAGATTTAGACAAGACGCATACAATTTGTACTTGGCAAAGTCTTAATATACTTGAGAAAAAAGGCAAAGAACTTGACGATGCAATGAAATTGATTGAGTTCATTGAAGGCGTAGTGTGCGTTATTGTTGACGAAGTACACATGGCTAAAGCAGATGTGTTAAAGAATTTGCTAACAGGAGCATTTGCACATTGCCCAATACGTTGGGGACTAACTGGCACGGTTCCTAAAGAAGATTTTGAATTTGAAGGTATCAAATGTAGTTTAGGCCCAGTGGTTGGCGGTATTTCTGCTCATGCATTACAGGAAGCAGGTCACTTGGCCAATTGTCACGTTAACATAATTCAAACTCAAGAATGGAAAGAGTTTGGTGGTTATGCTGAAGAATTAAAATATCTAGTCACTGATAGCGACCGATTAACTTATGTTGCTAATCTTATTAGAGTAATGTCTGAAACTGGAAATACTCTAGTATTGGTTGACAGGATTGAATGTGGCAAGCAATTGAGTGCTCACTTAGACTGTGTGTTTATTAATGGTAACGTTAAGACCACTGATAGGAAAGAACACTATGATGAAGTTCGAGAATCAGATGATAAGATTATTGTGGCCACATATGGTGTAGCTGCCGTAGGTATTAACATTCCAAGAATCTTTAATCTAGTTTTAATTGAACCTGGAAAGAGTTTTGTTCGAGTTATTCAAAGTATTGGTCGTGGCATTAGAAAAGCTGAAGACAAAGACTTTGTACAAATTTGGGACATAACTGCAAGTACCAAATACGCAAAAAGACATTTAACGGAGCGTAAAAAATACTATAAAGAAGCAAAATATCCGTTTACAATAGACAAGGTGAAATATTAATAATGCAAATACTGACTTTAAAAGATGAAACATTTTACTTAAATGATCTTCCAGAAGAAGTTGATGAAGACTGTAGATTCGCTGTTTTAGACAATAGTGATCCTAAAGAGCCCGATTACTTTTTCCAACCACTTATATTCTTAGAATCATTTACGTGCCCAGCGGCTGTATTACAAATTGGTCCTTGGCAAGTCCAAATGCCTTTAGATTGGTGCATGATTGTTGGTGACCCAGAAAGTACAGGTGACATGGAAGTATTACCATTGACTAGTTTAAATGATCGAGGATTTAGTGCATATACGTTTAACCCAATTAGTAGTTTTAAACCACAATTTTATCCAGTAGACATTATTAATGTTTACCAAGATGTAAAATGGTATTTTCCTAAAATGCGATTAGGACAATTACTTGCAACTCCCTTACATGGTGGCGAAGCACCTACTTGTGCCTATTTTGTTAAAGAAGTCAGTCGTCAAAGTGAGTTAGTTGATTATTCAAAATGTTGGTGATATTATGGGACAACTTAAACCAGGTGTAAAATTAATATACGAACGTCATGACAATGTCGTATATGCTAGAGAATTTGGAGCAGATCCAAGTACTAGACAAGTTCATGGTTGGGACTTTAATAAAGATAATCCAAACTTTGATCCACGAACAACTGATGGCAGACCATTACGTGACCACATAATGGAAGATAAAATGTGGGGTGAAATTCGCAGAGAAGCTCGAACAAATGAAGCATTGCATCATGCTTTAGAACAGTGTATACTAATATATAACTTGAGTAAAGATCATGGCGCTTGATATTAAAAAAGAATTACATGGTGTTGACATGCGAGATAAAGACATGTACAACAACCTTACAGAAGAAGAACGTAAGTCATTTAGTCCTTACATACTAATGCGTTATGTTAGTAATGTGCAAGGTGACAATGATGTTCAAGAGTGGTTTGTTGAAATGACCAACGAGCTGGTTAACAAACATCATTGGAAACTTAGTAAGAATCATAAAGGTTTACTGTGGAAATTATTTGCAGGTTGCGGCACTGGTGCAAAAGCATATCATCCATATCTAGCAGCCGGTAAAAAAGAAAAAGCAGTTAAAATTGAAAAATTGATTGCTGAACTTAATCCAGCAATGAAGATGGATGAAGTAAAATTATTGACAAGTTTAATGACTAAGGATGACATTGAAAATCTGTTTAACCAGTTGGGGTACGACAAAAAACAACGCAAAGAATATGAGTAACTATACGTGTGTTCATTGTAATAAGGGATATACCAAAGAAGCAACTTTGGTGGCCCATATGTGTGAGCAAAAACGTAGAGCATTGCAACGAGATGAGAAGAGAGTGCAAGCTGGATTTATGACTTATAATAGATTTTATAGGTTAACTCAAAATGCTAAAAAAGATAAGACGTATGAAGATTTTTGCAAAAGCCCATACTACAATGCGTTCGTTAAGTTTGGTAGTTTTGTTAATAACGTCAATCCTATCTATCCTGACAAGTTTGTTGATTACGTTATCAAAAGTGGAGTTAAGCTCGATCACTGGTGTAGAGATGAATTATATTATACCTATCTATCCGAAATGATTAAAATTGAGCCAGTAGACTCTGCAATACAAAGATCACTTAACACCATGATGGAATGGGGCGATGAGCAAGATGCAAATTTTGCACATTACTTTAACTATGTTAACATTAATCGTTCAGTTAGACACATTGCTGATGGATTGATTAGTCCTTGGCTGTTATTAAATTGTAACAGTGGAAAAGATATGTTGTCTAAGTTTAATGACGAACAACTCGCTATGGTTTCTGATATTATAGATCCTACGTACTGGTTGAAAAGATTTAAAACATATCCTAGTGAGATCGCACTTGTAAAAGAAATTTGTAAAGAAGCAGGAATAACATAATGCCAGATATTGACATAGACTTTTTTGATAGAGATTCAGCACTAAAGCTAATCAAGCACGTGCCAGCGAGTCGTATTGAAAATGGTACTGTTAAAAAGCATAATACTGGAGTATATTGTACTTCTATCCCGTACGATTCTGTAACAGGGCTTGCCAGTATAGATTATGAAGAAGCTGAAGATCGTGGCTATTTTAAAATAGATTTTTTGAATGTGTCAATTTATAAAGACATTGCTAGCGAACAAGAAATTGATCAATTACTAGCAGTTGAACCTCTTTGGGACTTGTTAGAACAAAAAGAGTTTTGTGATTTGATATTTCATATCAATGGATATCATTCATTAGTTGCTCAGGTAAAACCTAAAAATATAGAACAGTTGGCCATGTTGTTGGCACTGATTAGACCTGGAAAGCGTCACCTTGTTTCAAAGGTAGAACGTGAAGGTTGGGATAGTGTTAAAGACGAGATTTGGGTTAAAACTGAAGACGAATATAGTTTTAAAAAAAGCCACGCTGTTGCCTATGCACATGCTATTGTGGTACAAATGAATAATATTTGTAAAGCGATTAGCTACGGGTTTTCCTAACGCTACGAACAAGTTGAATACTTTTTCGTTTAACTCTTTTTTCTGCTATTTCATTTAGATTAACAATAGGGCCAAATACTAAAACAATATCCTTGCTGTTAATTGTTTTGATATATCTTCGGTAGTTTTCAAGCTCACCTTTTAAGAATATATTGATAGGTATTTTTCTATTGCTTTCCCACCACCATTGATCGCCAAGATCTAAGAGACCTTGTTTTTCAATGTCGTTATGAATTGCGCCCAAATCATAGATGCTTAGGACGCTGTCGTTTTGATTGATGACTATGCCCACTATCTCCAGTTCGTTGCAACGAACGCAGGTCAAAAATGGGAATGTCTGTTGTAATGTATTTGTTATGTCGTTCACTATAAATATGGGTATGTTGAATTTACCAGTCTATTTATATACACCAGCCATCCGAGTTTTCGTAGATTTGGAAAATAATTCCGTTATGGGGGTAGATGATATGTTTCATGGCTATGCTAATATTGCAAAAGGGATCAAAAACACGATCCGATTTAATTTTTTAAATGGTGAACAACGCACTGTTAATATCAGTGATAAAAGTTTTAGGTTCAATCTGTATGACCAAAGTACAAACAAAAGAGTACTTTCTAAAGGAATCACAGTTCTAGATGACACTGTGTCTAAAACTATTGCCACTGCTCAAACTGCTGTAGGAAGTACCATTACATTGAACAATGCTACTAATGTGAGTGTTGGGCAAAGTGTATATGGCATTGGCGTACCAAAAAATACAACTGTACAGTCTATTAATGGATCACAGGTAACTTTGAGCTCGCCTACTACTGCTCTAGCCCCTGTAAGTAGTGTAATTAAATTTGTAACATACAACCTAAGAGGTTCGGCTGAATTAACATTGGTTGGTAGAGACACTGTTAATTTAAACTCAGGAAAATACAACTATTCGATCTATTTGGAAGATTTGGCAACAAACGAATTGAGTCCAGTGTTCGTTGATGGTGCAAGTAGTATGACCGGAGTTGCTGAACTTATCGACAGCGTTAATCCTAAATTTATCGATAGTGAAACTTTAAACTTTAATCAACAACCTGATAACAAGTTTACTTCTGGCAAAGTAGCTGCCAATCGAGACGGCAAAGGTAATGCCGACTTGCACACAGCCGCAATTTATTTCAATAATTTTACCGGCAATTTTAAAATCTACGGATCACTAAACAATAGTATAGATGGCGACGCAGGCAACTGGGCATTATTAAGTTCAACTGATCATACCAACAAAAATGTCATTGAATATGCCAACCTATACGGTGCTTTTAACTTCTTCAAGTTTGAGTATAGTAAAACAGCCGGATCCATTGACAAAGTCCTATATAGAAGCTAAAATAGCAGTATGAGTCTTTTACAGACAGAACTACTATCGTATCTACCTTTTAAAAGAAAACAAACGTCCAGTGGATGGACTAGTTTTGATGCTCCTTGCTGTGTTTACAATGGCGAGAGTGCAGACACTAGACAGCGTGGTGGATTTATCAGTCACGGTGGCGGCGGATTTAGTTATCATTGTTTTAACTGTGGGTTCAAGACCAGTTGGCAACCTGGCAGACAAGTTAGTGGCAAAAATAAAAAGTTTTTCAAATGGGTCAATGTACCTAGTAGTAAAGTCAACGAATGGAGTTTAGAAGCTCTTAAACTTTTAGATAACGGATCGACCAATCAAGTTACATTTAAGGACTTTGAAGAAGTTGCCCCTCCGTTAGATTCAATGCCATTGGCAGAAGCAATATTAGAACACGACGAAGCAATCAAATGCTTAGAGTATCTATTAGAGCGTGGTCACACTTTAGAAGACTACAACTGGTTGTACAGCCCAATGCCTGGCTATAAAGATAGATTGGTCATACCCTTTTATCATAGTAAGAAATGTGTGGGTTATACTGCTAGGAAAGTTGTACCAGGTAGTCCAAAATATCTAAGCGAAAATCAAACAGGATATGTGTTTAATGTTGATAACCAAAAATACACTAGTAAAGTGGTTTTTGTAACAGAAGGTCCGTTTGATGCTCTAGCCATTGGCGGTGTGGCCATACTCACAAACTTGCCAAATGAACAGCAGAAAGCTATAATTAATAGTCTAGGTAAGACAGTGGTAGTGGTTCCTGACAGAGATCATACTGGCATGGGCTTTGTTAAAGAAGCTATGGAAATGGGATGGCTTGTAGCAATACCCGAATGGGAAGAAGATATTAAAGACGCTAGTGAAGCATTTAAGCGTTATGGCAAACTGTTTACCATAAAAACAATTTTAGATACAGCTACAGATAACAAAGTAAAATTGGAACTACTGATGAAACGTTATCCAAAGGAGATTAAATGAATACTCAAGTAACAGCAGGAAGCGTGTGGGAATCAAATAGCAAAAAATTTATGGTGATCCATGTGGTCGAATTAGACGGACACACTTGGGTACACTATAGAGAAAACTTAATGAACAAGGCCACAGTCGACTGTAAAGAATACAGTTGCTACTTAGAAAGCTTCCTTTCAAGATTTAATAAAACACCAGATTAAACATGCAAAAAACAAACTATACTACTGAAATGCAACGACTTTACTTGGAAATGTTTCTAAGTGATGCAGAGACTTTTGTACGTTGCCAAAACATTTTTGATGCTGAAAACTTTGACCGCAAACTCAAAGATGCAGCCGAGTTCATTAACGGCTATGTGGACAAGTATAAGGTCATGCCTGAACTGGACATTGTTAATACCAGTTGCAGTACAGACTTTAAAGATGTAACAGGTTTACCAATTGAAAACTATGATTGGCTGCTGGATGAATTTGAGATGTTCAGCAGACACAAAGCTCTAGAACGAGCAATTATTAAAAGTGCTGACATGCTGGAAAAAGGAGACTTTGGTCCAGTGGAAGCTATGATTAAGGCAGCGGTACAGATTAGTCTTAACAAAGACATGGGTACAGACTACTTTGAAGATCCCAAAGGAAGACTGATGGGACTTAAAGATAAAAATGGACAAGTGAGTACAGGATGGCCGACATTCGACAGGAAACTTTTTGGAGGTTTCAACAGGGGCGAGCTGAATATATTTGCCGGGGGCTCGGGCGCAGGGAAATCGTTATTTTTACAAAATTTAGCCATAAACTTCAGTCAGGGGGGACTAAACGTACTGTACGTTTCTTTGGAACTGAGCGAACAATTGGTAGCCATGCGCTTGGACAGTATGATGACTGGTTTACCCACTAGAGAAATTTTTAAGAACATTGATGATGTAGAATTAAAAGTCAAAGTAGCAGGCAAAAGTCAAGGAGCCATACAGGTCAAGTATTTGCCATCAGGTAAGAACGTTAACGACCTTAGAGCATATATAAAAGAATATCAAGTTAAAAAGGGCTATAAGCCAGATGTTGTGCTTATTGATTATTTGGATCTAATGATGCCAATCAGTGTCAAGATCAGTGCAGAAAACTTGTTTGTCAAAGACAAATATGTGAGTGAAGAGATTCGTAACTTTGCCATGGACTCCAAATGCGTGTGTGTAACAGCAAGTCAGTTGAATCGTAGTGCTGTGGAAGAAATTGAATTTGATCACAGTCATATCTCGGGTGGTTTGAGTAAGATTCAAACAGCTGACAACGTGATTGGTATCTTTACCAGTCGTGCTATGCGTGAACGTGGACGCTATCAAATACAGTTTATGAAAACACGTTCAAGCAGTGCTGTGGGACAGAAGATTGACTTGGACTATAACTTGGACAGTTTGCGTATTACAGATCCAGGTGAAGAAGGTGATGCCCTACAAGCCAGCTTTGGTCAGGGTGGTGGTCGTGCGCCTAGTACAGGAGCAACCAGCATATTAGATGGATTGAAAAAGACTTCTACTGTGATGTCTAACGAAGAAGCTCGTGAACCTGATGATGGTATTGCTGTAGGCAAGGTACGTGCCAAAACTGATACCAGCCGTATTAGAGACATGCTGGCTAATTTAAACAGCGAACGAGATTAACCTGCAGTCTTTAAATGACCTAAAAATTCAGATTTATCATTTTTCCATTGGCTAGGAGTTCCATGCCAATATGATGTCATGGATCCAAGACCTTTGCCCTTTGGCCCACCTAAGTATTTGCCAAAAGCCTGAGCAAAAATTACCTTCTTGCCAGTTGGTTTCCCGTCATCGCCAATTTCGTCTGTTTCGCTTACAGTAAAGTTTCCAATTTTATATGAATTTGCCATTGCATATTGCATACCATCTTGAAATTTTGGATCCACTTCATCATAGGTATGCCACGTGTTGGCCCCAGCCTTTGATTTATAAGCTGACTTGATAGACCTAGCGGCTTCTTTTGGATCTTTGCCAGCATCATACATTATACCAAGACCCACTGCTGCCACAGCTGGATCCATACTACGTATAGCGCCACCATGTGTAAAGGGTCCCATTGGACTTGCATCATGATCATGTGGGCTATCTATAGCAATTGACTTGCCAACATTATATCCTGCTCTGTTAAAATCGTTGGCAGAGCGTAACTGTGTTTTTACTTGTTGATCAGTTATCTCAGGGAAATAATGTCTAAGGCTACGTTCAATACTATCATCATCATGACCAGATCTGTGTAGGAAATGTGCTACAGCGTGCATGTCACCACCACCACCTGGAAGTTGTTTAATTGGTGGAATTTTTAAAACACCTTCTGGAGCGTTGGGATCTTGAAATCCTTTATGCTCACTGCCTGAAAGACTATATCCTTGTGGGGTCACAACTATAGTGTTATCACCAGTGTAGTTCCATGGTGCATCTAAACGGTTTGGCATATCGTCATGTATACCTGCCCTTTTTCTAAGATCCATTGGCAGTGTTTTCCAATCTTGCCCTTTATATTTGCCGTGTTCTATTTGTCTCCAAGCCTCTTGACCTTGTTTAGTTTGCATTTGGTCCCAAGCTTCTGGATTGGTAATAATTCCTTTGGCCTTGTAAAAATCTCTTACTTCTCCCTTACCAGCATATCCACCAGGTGGTGCTTTTGGAACAACTGGAGTACTGGGTGTTGCTTTTGGAGGGACTTGAGAGGCTTGCGTATCTGAAGCAACTGCTGGTTCTGGAGCAATTGGACTTTGCTCAATATACTCTAAGACGTTTAATAATTGACGTATATTCATGATGTAATATTTATTCTAACACATCCAGTCGCTGACTGCACTACGGGCACTGAGCTCCACGCTGGCCCGCCAAAGATCCATGCCAGTTAGACCAAAGAGTACTTCATGGTCTGCTGGTGCCACTAGCCAACTGTGTTCTTTGTTCCAAGGCTCTTGCCCAGATATTTCACCCTCCAGCTGACCTGGCGCCCAACTGCAAGTGCCCAGTATGAGCCTGTACTGTTTGGGTATGTTGCCCGCCATGAGCTCACTGATAAAGCCCATGTCACTGCTCACACACAAACCTGTACCACTGTGCCGTGTTTCCATGGTGCTGACGTCAGGAGTGTGTAAAAAATGCAAGCTGGTACTGTTAATAGGACCCCCGGCATGCACTTCCCCAGGCAAGTCCAATTCAATGTTGACCCTCTTGAGTATGTCAGTGTTGGTCACGCTCACAATGGGCTTGTTGATTACCATGCCCCATGCACCTGTGCTGGTATGGCTGTTGATATAGATCACGGTGTTGTTGAATCTACGGTCCAATATCTTGGGTGGGGCTACTAGCAGTTGTCCAGTTAGGTTTTGTATGTTCATATGGATATTTAACAGGTAAATAACTTACCATGCAAATACTAGAGTTTATCAGCCCCATAATGCTACACACCACACTGAACCCTCAGTTGTGGAACGGAGATCAAGTCCGAGAACCTGTGAGGCTCAAACTCTTAGCACATGCTCGCGAGTTTATAAAGTCATGGGATTTGGACCAAGTGCCACTTAGGGACATAGTGCTCACGGGCAGTATGACCAATTTGACCTATACCCCAGCCAGTGACTTGGACCTACACATCATAGTGGACATGAACAAGATTTACGGGGGTGGCTCCTTGGTAGAAAACTTCTTGGATGCCAAGCGCCGTTTGTGGAACAAGACCTATGATGTGGAGCTCTACGGCACTCCAGTAGAAGTCTACGTGGAAGACGATGATGAAACTGTGCGTGGCAACAAGTACAGTTTGATGACCAATGAGTGGTTGGTGCGTGAACCCCTAAAGGACACACAGTTTGATGACCGCAGTGTTAGAGCCAAGTATGGCTATCTCACACGCCATTTGACCCGTATCTTGGATCGTGCGGACAGTGTGGATGACCTAGATAGAGTCATGCGCAAGCTCAAGCAGTATAGACAAAGTGGCCTGGATCAGCATGGGGAATTCAGCACGGAAAACCTAGTGTTTAAGGCATTGAGAAATAATGGTTGGTTAGAACGTATACAAGAACTTAGGGTAACACTAACGAACAAATCATTGAGCCTGGATTAAAAACTAGGCATTTTTAAACAGAACCAGTCAATATTGATTAAAAAATTAATAATTATTGACAAGTTTTAAATAAAAACAGAGTCTTTTTAACAACGAGAACAAAAGGTATAGCATAACATATGACACGTGAACAATTAATCCAAAAATTTCAAACTCTAACTGAAGAGTGTACAGCCCTATTAGAACAAGTGCGCCAAACTGAAGATGTAGAAGCCAAGCTGGCATTGACATGGCAAGCTGACGAACAAAGACGTCAAATTAACCTAGTACAAGCTGACATCATGGCCTTGGACCAAAAACAAGTTGATAGCCTGCATGAACAACAGGCCCAGGGCAGATACTGATTCAAAAGACGTTGTAGCCCAGCCAGCAGGAGTTTAAATAATTCCATGCAAGTAGAACGAATCCCCGGCGATAACTATTTCCTCACATATAGCCCAGAAGCTATAGAAGCCATTCAAGCCATTGGCAAGACCAAACCCGAGGGCTGGTTCCGCATTAGATGTATTGTGCTAGCCGATAGAACTGACATTGAATTTGCTTGGGACGATATTGCCACTGATGATGACTTCCTAATTCCCATTCCCAATTGCACCTATGAACTGATCATGGATGCTGTGAGCATAAGTTATATACTAGACGAATACTCGCTCACACACGATGGCGTTAGATTCATCCTAAGCAAGAATCCCAAGGGCCCCATCCGGCATCAGAAGTAGCTGTTAAGAGCGCGAAGCGCGATTGCGAAGCAACAGCGGTAAAAGGTTTTTCATAACCATTAACTACCCACATTAAGAGTTTACTCTTCCCCACGCAATGCCTGACCATAAACGATCGTACAAGTAGTATGATGTCATCCATACACAATTAATAATGATGGTGGGGACTAGAGCTTGTGCTAGACTAGACCCAGTGACTAAGAGCATGACATAAGTGCTCACAATGACCCAAATCCTGTATATAACTGTTTTGACCAAAGTTCTTGTTCTAGTTTCCATTATAGTGTAGTTTCCTCAGTGGCATCAACTCTAGGACATACATCAGCCCAGCGTAGTAAGAACTCTGTTAGTAGTGGGCCTTCTGGGATCCAAAAGCGTGTACGGTTTAAGTGTATTTCATGTGGGATCCCGTTGTGGGCGATCCACTTGCCCACTTGTATATAGTGCCTGTCGCGGGTTAAAACATAGTATTGATGCATACTAG